AAAGATTATTTCAGACGGATGATATTCCTGATATCTCCTCTTGTATGTGAGCTTTGGCTTAAAATCAATGCTCCCGATTACAAACTTATCATTATTGAGTGTTGTAATCCTGTATATGTTTTCACTTATCATCAGTGAACTCAGTACCGGCTCCATCTCTTTAGCTTTTAGTCTGACAGAGCCGTTAACTGCAGTCTCACTGTACAGTCCTGCAGGATTTTCAATCCACTCCTCCTGCAGTGTAGCTGTCCCCTCTGTGAATTGTATTTCAGAGAATGAACCATCAATGAATGGGGAGAGTTTTATTTCTGCATTCTTCTCAACAAATCCCCAGTTCTTAACTTTTGATGTGGGGATGCTCTCAATTTTCTTTATTCCAATCTTCATAAGTAGTAAAAATTACAGGACATTAAGGGGAGCAAATATTTCTTAAACAGGTACTTTTTCACAGGACATCAAGGGGAGCAAATTTTCCTCAAAAACATAGTGGACATATACTCTTTACAGCACATTTCGTTCTGTATCTGTACCAGTCTTTCTGTAGCATTGCCACTGTGATATTGTTAAGAGACACATTGTGGTCAGAGCAGAATTCAGCTATGGCATCTATGATTTTCATATCAGGATTATTGTTCAGGGCTCCTTTCATATAATCCCGGAATGACTTCTTGAACTCTTTCTCAAAGTGTTTTCTTATTACTGCCTGCCCGTGTTCATCCAGATAGGATCTGAATAATGTTTCCATACTTAGGTTCCTCTTATCGGGCACACTGTATGTTTTCGCTCCGTTCTTGATTCGTAGAGTTATGTAAACATATTCAGTTCTATCGGTCACTAACATATATCCCGGTCTGTTTACCAGATGCTGTTTCATCAGACACCACAGTATCGTATCTTTCCCCGGGTCCAATACATCGGAACCGTTACTGGATACAATGAACTCCTTTAATGCCTTGCCAACTTTTACATCAACGGTCATTCGTTCCATCTGCAAATATTGTTTTATAGTCTATTATTGAAAACCCCATATCCTGTTCTATTTCCCCATATTGATTGACGCTTTTGACGCAATTTCTGTATCACTCACTTATACAGATTATTACAGCGCGTCAACTCCCACTCTCTTAATGACGCACCATTGACGCCATTCATATCTTTGAGTAATGTAAATATCAAGTAACTAGCCAAGTACAATAGCAAATCACATAAACTCAGTTTTGACGCTTCAATCTTATAGTGCGTCTTGACAATTCCGAACTGACCCAAATTGACGCCATTTCTGACGCCCTGTAACTTCCTCTTTTCTATTCTATTAAAAGACTCTTCTTCTTTAAGCGTCAAAAGCGTCAAAGAATAAATAAAGTGGAATCGTTTATGTTTAATCTCTCTCATAGTTCAAAAAGAGCCTCCTTTAGGAAGGAGGCAAATCATCATAATCTTCTGGCTTTTCTCTCTCGTGTGCCGAATAGCTGGATATATAGTAGAAGTATGCATCCTCTCCGTTCTCCTTTCTGCGTATCTCATTTCTCTCCTTTTCTGATTCAGATGTAAGGAACCTCTGGGGATTAAATACCCAGTCTTTGTAATTGCAGAACTGAATAAGCCGATTCTTAAAGGTGTTAATCTTTATCATCTTCGCTGTCTTCTCATTCAGTGTCGCCTTATAAGCCTCAAATGCAGAATGTTTATTTATCAGGATATTCAATCTGTCGCTATTGAAATAGTCCTCTGCCCACCAAATGAATTCATCACCTATCGCTCTTTGGATATTTCTCTTCTCTATCTGGCCCATCGGTGGTTGTATCCTCTCTCTGAACTTCAGGAATGTCTGCAGACACTGTATCATAAAATTGTATAACTTATTCATTTCAGCAGTGCTGTAGTCTGTAATTAAGTTCTTGCCGAACTCGGTAAATGGTGAACGTTCTTTCAGCCCTCTCATAGGGTCATCAGGGTGGTAATAGGAGCTGAAAGCCGTGAACCATGTCCTCCTGCGAAGTGAGGCATCAAAGTTCTTAATACCGTGGTTTGATGTAAAGGCTACCCGTGGAGATTCGCTAAAATCAAGAGTAAATGCATTCTGGTACTTTGCGTTTACTGACATCTTCCCGGTTATCATCGGCATAAAGCGGTGCAGGTCTATGAACTCGTTCAAGTCGTCAAAGAACACATGATCGGTAACCCCTCTCTCTACCCCTGAGAACAGGAACTGTGCATCATTCATATTAAGGTCCTGACCGTTTATGAACAGTTGTTTTCGTATCTGTTCAATTGATGAAATAAAGAGTGATTTTCCGGTACCTCCAAGGTGTGTTCCCACCTCTGACGACTCCAACTCCATTGCATATATGCCGTATGCCTGGCCTGCCTCTTTGTACTTGAAGAGCTGATACCCCAGGGCACACACTTTATTGATGAAGTGCAGCTCTACTTCTCGCTGCTCTTCTTCTGATAGTGGGTGTCCGAGCTCCTCTTTCCTCCAGTAAGCTCTTCCTGTATTGTACACATACCTGAGAAAAGAGAAGTTTGGGTCTGCAATATTCAATATGTACCTCTCCGTATCAGGGACAGCATCCAGCTTCCTCTTTAAGGCTGCTCTTTCAGGGGAGTTTAAAGGCAGGTTACTTGACTTGTATAGGTTCAGCAGGGTTGCATACTCCTCTGTGTGCTCCACTTCAAACAAAGCCTTCTCTTGAGTGAACTCATGGTCTATGATTTTATGGTCATAAACAAAGAATTCAGAGACCCCCGGCTTTATTACTTCAATATCATCCTTAGTAATCTTTACTGTTGCATTTCTAAAGAATATAGTGTCATAATATTTGTCGTATGATTTGAAGTTGGGAGATATTGTTCTCAGCTTATCAAGTGAGCCAATCTTTATTTGGTTACTTCTGTGTATGGCATTGACAAGTATTTGTGAATAATACTCCGGATGCTCTTTCAGATATTCTATCAGGTAGCTTGAACAGGCCGCTGAAATCTTCTCTTCGCTTATCAACTTAACAACATTGTCCTTGATAAAGCAGTATGTAAACTCCTTTTTGTTGGTGCTTGTCTCAATCTTCCAAAATCCGCAAGCTGCCAGAAAAGAGTACAACTGCTCGTTATTGATATCGTATCCTGAGAAGTCTCCTTTCCTGTCTCTCTTCTCCACCCAGAACTTCAAGGAAAACGAGAGCTTTACCAGCTGTTCAAATAGTTTGTGAGGGTTCTGTTGGTCCGGTCTTCTGTAGTGCACAAAGAAGTCTTTAGCATCCTTACATGGCTTTCCTCCTCTTGTCCTTATTCTACCGAGAGCCTCAGGCAATATTATAATCTTAAGGTCCAGGTACTGCAGTGCCAGTTCATACATCCTGTTTATTCCGGTATTGTCTATATCGTAGCACACATATAAGTTCTTAGATAATCTGGACAGTAACGAATAATCGTACTGAGTTAGTGTTGCAGATTCTGAATTAAGCCAACAAACGTGATATCCTGCCGATGATATGTTCAACGCATCTGATGGACCAGAACAGAGGATTAGATTCTCCCATCTCTCGTCAATCTGCATATCCTTATCAATTTCAGGTAAACGTTTCCTCTTTTTGCATCTTCATACAGACCTCAAAAACTTATTACTTCCGAATATGAAATTGGATGGCTTCTCTCCTGCATACAAGAATCGCAACTCTCCCAGAGGTTGATAAATCTTCCCCCAGTTACCGTAGTCATAGTAAAAGATTGGATACTCTTCAGTTGCAAAGAACTCCCAGCTTTGGCCCTTGTCGTTGCACCGGGATATATAAGAATCTACAGGTTTAAGACAAAGTTCCTCACACACCTGTTGTGATATTTTATATCCCAGATAGCCCTAACTCTTTTTGAGTAAACTCTCTGTTCGCTGTTCTTACAACAAGCATATCCGATGGTGCTGCTCTCTCCATCCTTGGCCTTGGGCCTGATGTCTGTTTCCTATCTTCTAGCAGGTGTGGTGCAAATTTCGTTGCAATGAACTCCAAAGACTGAGGGAAGTTGAGCCGTTCATTCTCCATTACAAGGGAGATCGCAGAGTACGCTTTATTGTCTGAACCTCCCTTGT